GTCTAACTCTGGAGCACAAATGACTATCCAGAATATAATGGATTATGACCCATACCTTGGAAGAATCACCGAATCATCAAATAAGACTTGACAAGGGTATGGGTTGGTGATATTATAAATAAACATTCGTGAGGTAACTACTTCACGATATGTAACAAACGAAGACACGTCGAGTCTTCTATCATCTGTGGGTTAAAACTCCACAAGTAAAAAAGGTAATTAAACAAATGATCAAATCTGTATTCGCAGCAGCTGCTGCTCTGTCCATGTCCGCCGGTGCTGCCCTTGCAGGTCCATATGTGAACGTCGAAGCAAACTCAGGTTGGACTGGTTCTGACTACGCAGGAACCGCCACGGACCTTCACGTAGGTTACGAAGGAGACCTCGGTGAGAGTGCTTCTTACTACGTTCAAGGTGGTGCTACTGTCCTTTCTCCTGATGGCGCTGAGACCGATACTGTTCCTTCTGGTAAGGCGGGTCTTGGTATTGCATTGACCGACGCACTTGGTGCTTATGGTGAAGTTTCCTTCGTTGGTAGTGGTGACAGCGACATCGATCGCGGTTACGGAACCAAGTTGGGTCTGAAGTATAGCTTCTGATATTCAATATAGACATACAAACATCTAGATGTTATACTGGGAGTGCGACGGCACTCCCTTTTTTTATGGATTATCAACTTCCCCCACTCTGTATTCGAAGTATTGTACCTGCAGAAACACCAGGTAGGGTACTTTTAGATATGCCATCTCTATGGAGAGATAGTGATGCTATAAACCCGATAAATGTTGATGAAAAAATTGCAAACTCTATTATGAGTGACCCTTACAAAGTACCTATGTGTCCACCAGGTTGGCCAAATCCTCCAGAAGTTTCTGAATGAAAGATTATTTTATAAAGATGATCACTCATCCTGCAGTTCATTACAATATGATCAGTATTGGATTACTTATTGTAATAGGATTACTACACAACCATGCACACTATGGGATGAGTAATGATCCTGATGCATATGTTTTTCAGTGGTGCAAGGCCAATCCAGAAAGATGCACATACCGACCGAAGTAAAGTTGACAAAACTTTATGTTTCCTATATACTATGTAAAGAAACATTACGGAGTGTAACATGACTGTCACAACTGAAGACGGTGGACGTACAAATATGTGGGCCACAGAACCCCGTATGTATGTTGATCCTTCTTACACTAAATCATATGGTCTTGAGACACATGCAGAACGTGCAGAAAAACTCAATGGTCGTACAGCAATGATTGGATTTGCTTTTGCACTGGTTTCCTATGCTACGACTGGTAGTGTTTTCTTTTTCGGACTTCTCGGTTTTTGAGTACTTGACAATGTATCAAATTTTATTTACAATAACTAGTATTGCCTTCCTTGTATTGTTGGCATACTCTGTAGAAAACCTTTCCGAAACTTACTAATGGATTTTAACGTTACTTTCCGTACTCCTGATGGTGATGAAACAACTGTCACTTGTCAGGATGATCAATATCTTCTCGATGCTGCCGAAGAAAATGGCATTGATATGAACTATTCTTGTCGTGCTGGAGCCTGTTCATCATGTGCAGGTAAGATTGTATCTGGTACAGTAGACCAAAGTGATCAATCATTCTTGGATGACGATCAAATGGAAGAGGGATTTGTGCTCACATGTGTCGCATATCCAACTTCTGATGTTATAATTCAAACTGAACAAGAAGAGAATCTCTACTGATGCACGGAAGTCTTGAACCAGAAGATAGAGTAATGGATACTCCATCTGTTTATGAACAAGTTTCCTCTATCGTCCAAAAGTATGGATGGGAAGAGGGTGATAATATTGTAGTTGAAATGGCAGGAACTCAAGTTTCTGGTATTGATGTGGGTGAAGTCTACAACAAAAAGTGGCAATCACCCATCGGTACTCGCAAGTACAATAAAGAAGCATTCATTGTAATTAAAAATCTCTCGCGAGACCTCTTTGAATCTTCTAAACCTATGGACCGAGAACATGCACCCCATCATTCAAAGACACCAGACATTGTTGTCAACATGGAAGGTGGAGTTGGTGGGTCATGGGAAGTAAAAGAGGAAGATGTCAAATCCTAATCAACTCTATGATGATATGGAGAGACTAAACGCCCTATATGAAGAACTCTGTTGGGCACATGATGATGAATTAGTATTCATTCATGAAAATGGCAGAGTCATTATTTACAACAAAACTTTGGAGAAAACAAATGAACGAACGCGCAGAACGTATTAATGGTTGGGCCGCAATGATTGGTGTTATTGCCGCAATGGGGTCATATGCAACAACAGGTCAACTAATTCCAGGAATTTGGTAATGGGATTCCTTGTAGTAGCAATGTTAATGTTGGTTCCAATTGGAGCAGCCATAGCAATGACACCTAAGGATAAAAACATATGAGTATAGAATGGGCACAGACAGTTATTTTTTTCTTGGCACCTTTATTCTTCTTACTGATTTTTATAGATACTAATGAAGATGACGATGGGCCACCGGACGGCGGAATGATGGTACCAGCTTATCAAAGATCAGGGACCTAAGGGTCTCTGTTTTTTTGCCTATAAATACTGGTGCCACACCAGCACAAACATGGAAGAAAAAACTCCAAAAGAAGAAAAAAAGAAAGGTATTTTAGGAAAACTTAAAGAAGCAGCAGATGACAAGGAAGAACAACTTGCTATTTTATCTACCTTTGTCCGTCTTGGTATTCTTGTTTGGTCTGGTGGAATTCTGACTTTGGCATACATCAAACTACCACCTGCTTTTGGAATCCCCGAGCAGAAACTTGACCCCACCTTCATTGCCTCAGTGTTCACTGGAGTCTTAGCTACTTTTGGTGTTCAGGCAGCAAAGAAAGCAGGAGAAGGTGGAGGTAATGGTGGTGGAATTACCAAAGACCAGATGGAAAGATTGATTTCTGCTGCTAAAGAAACATCACCATCACAAACAATTAGGATAGAACAAGCACCACTAGTAATTTCTGCAGTCGAGCCAAAACAATAAAGACGACATATAACCATGAGTATATTCAATCCCGAGAAAAAAGTTACTGATCAAGTTGCCGAGCAAGTGCCGAGTAAGTCACCAGTTAAGGTGATTGCAATTGCTTTAGGATCTGTATTTGCTGTAGCACATATAGGTTTACTTGGTTATGTTGTTAGACAGGAACCTGAACCTAGAGTTCAACCTCCTGTTCTCAATATTCCTCGGGGTCCTTACTCTTCTTATAAGATTAGAGCAGGTAAAGAAGGATATGAAATAGAATTTCGTGCAGATGATCCTAAGATTCTAGAATCTGAAAGGTCTCTAGATGTTGATAAAAATAAAAAAGGATTCTTTGGTGGGTCAACTGAAGTTAGATCAGAATGGCGTCGTGACCAATTCACCCGTGAAGGCACCAGAAATCTAGGAGGTGCAACAGGTGAAGAGGGAAAGTCTGCAAAAGAAGTAGAGTGTTTAGTGGCGGACGCTGGAGCACGGTCACAAGGTGCAATGGCAGGTAGTGCTATCGCTGCTGGAGTTGCTGTTCCCGCTCTCGCTAGTGTTCCATATGTTGGATGGTTAGCAGGTGGATGGGCATTACTTTTAGGACAGAAAGCAGGTTCTGAACTAGGTTCTCAAGTTGGTAGTGTATTTGATGATTGTTAGTAAATCTAGATATTGTAAAAATTAAAAAGTAGTATCTTGAATAGATAGTGTAGTTGATAAAAATGATATGAAGTTTCTCTTTATATTTTTGGCTACATTATTTTTTAGTGTCCCTGCGTGGGCATTAGATGTTAAAATGGGTTCTAATGGAAACCTAGTATTTGACCCCCCCGAAGTCACGATCTCCGCAGGAGAAACTGTGAGTTTTGTAAATGACATGCTTCCACCTCATAACATCATTGTCGAAGGAAGACCAGATCTTTCAAGGGAATCATTGATGTTTAGTCCTGGTGAATCACAAGATGTTGTTTTTTCTGATCCTGGCGACTATACTTATTGGTGTGGACCACATAAAGGGGCTGGAATGATTGGAACTATTCACGTATCGTAATTTATGGAAGACTTATTTGGAAAATTTTTAATGGTATTATCCATTCCATTTGTCGTTATCACAATCTATTTTGCTTCTAGTAAAGGTGGATACTATGATACCGATCTTTATGATGGTGACGGAACAGCACATAAGGTATTGAAATAATTATCATGGAACATGATATCAAAATGAGATACAATTTTGCAATGAGCTCATTCTCAAGAATGTATGGTGTGAATGTAACTAATAGTCAGAGCAATATCCATTCCTTTTGTAGGAAGTGGGCAGAAACAGAAGATCAAAATTTCAACTCAAAAACTTTAACTGAAATCGATTTTTATTTTAGAGATAACTGGGAAATCTGGGGAGGATATGTATGAGTCAAATAGCACTCAAGGCAGCACACTTTGCATCTG